ATCGAACGTTTAGATACTGATGTTGAAAGGTCAAGTGAAAAGCTAAGTGACATAAATAGCAAGATGGACGAATTGAAAAACATTAGAAACGATATCGAACGTTTAGATACTGATGTTGAAAGGTCAAATAAAAAAATAGATACAATAGACAAAAAAATGGATACAATGAACAATAAGATAGATAAAATGAAATATGTTACTCAGGATACAAACAAAATTGTTAAAGAAGATCCAACAGAAAATACCATTGAAGAAGATGAAAGTGATTATTTGTAATTTTTATTTATCGCTTTATATAAAATAATGAAATTTGTTAAGAAGCTTCCTAAAACCATGTCAAAAGCGGTTACTGGACCAATAAAAGGATTAATTGTAACACCTGCGGTCAAGTTTATCAAAGCAGTGATAAAATTTATAAAACCATTTTTGAACATGATTATAAAAATCGTAATGACGGTTGTTAATATTTTTAAAATGGCTGTGTTTTACTTGCAATGTTCTATAAAATTACTCACTAATTCATACAGGTGCATAATATTTTATTTTTTAGATACATTGAAATATATATTTATTTATTTACTTACAATGGTTGCAATTAATATATTTAGTATGACTGGTGCATGGCCAAAAAAATGGAGTTGGCCAAATGTAAAAAAAATGTACGATAAAAATCTATCGTGGCCAAATTCAATTCAAAACGATTGTTATCGATGTGTAAACAAAAAAGAAGCAAAGAAGGTTAATATTCTGGATGAACTTAAAAAGTTTTTTGCAAATAAAAACGAAAATAATTCGAAATTTAATTTTTTATTTTTTTTACTTATTTTTGCGACTAGTTTTTTGTTCCTATTTACAGTTTGGCATATATTCATGCGTAATTCAGCATATATATTTGAAAGAAACATGAACGTAGTTGCTCTTATTGGTTCAATTATTGCATGTGTTGTTGTTTTTTCTACAGTTGTAGTTTTTATCGATAAAAATAAAAAAAAATGAAGTTAATCAAACTATAAATAAAATTATAAAAAACTAAAATTAAAATACAGAACTTATATTGATATAAGCTATGTGTAAGAAATTCTAAACAAAATATATACTATGGGTAAAAAGTGTATTCCTGGAATTATTTGTATTGAGAATACAACAATATTTGTCATTTTTGTATTACTAGCCGTTATCGCATTTTTGTGGTATCAGTTATCCAATAAGACTTTAGGAGGGAAGGAAACTACAGTCTATAGCCAACTAATGCCACCTAGTCATTCTTCTCATCTTTCCATTTTAAACGCTCCTGCTACAATTCCTGTTCAAGATGTTCGTGGAGATGTAGGAAGATGTAATACCTACGGTGGAACAATAGGCGACCCTTTAACAAATGCTTATGTACCACCTATTAAATGTGATGGAGGTGGATTATCAAGCTTACCATTAACTATGAGTGTTCCTTCGAATGCAGTTCCGATTAATATTCCAACACAACATTATAATACTCAATACACACAAATTGGTATTTTAACAAAAAAGAATGGAAGCAATAGTGAAATATTGCCATTGATGGCTCGAAGAACAATAACGTCAAGAGATAAATGGCAATATTATACTGTATCTGGAGGTGGAGCTGGTGGTAATTTACAGACAAAACTTCCAATTCGCGTAAAAGGAAAAAGTTGCAGTGGAGAATATGGCTGCCCAGAAGTTTATAGCGGAGATGACGTTTTTGTGGAAGGTTTTCAAGAAACCTTTCAAGCGACAATTTATGAGAATGGAATGTTTTCTTATATTCCTTATTAATATATAGGACAATGACAGTTGAAATTTTGAGAACTGGAAGTAACCAATATTTAGAAGTTCTTTATTCGTTTGATAATAATGAAAAACTAAATCTCATTAGTAATACGTTATACAGTTTTGATTCGCAAACAAAGTCAGTTGTAACGTATGAAAATAAAGACTATGTACCGAAACAACTCTACATTGTGAAGACTTTGCATTCTTTGAGTAATAAGAACGTTTTACATGAAATGGTATTGGAATGTGAATTTAACAATGCCAATACACCCAAAAAACTTTATTTTTGTATTGGTTTAAAATTTACACTTGATGAGGAATCCGATATTATTTTCCCATTGAATGATTTTGATTTTGAAGCTACAGTGAAAAAATGCGGAAAAAGTAGCATGTACAAAACAAAAAGTCAAAATACAGTTTTTGTTTGTTCAAATGTGTTAATGGTGAAAGGAAACCCATCAACCATCAATACTAGTTCTAAGTCATCTTACAAAGAAATAATAGATTACGATAATTATGATGTTCTTAGTTCAGTAGTGACGTTGTCAGATACAAAATCCAAAAAGATTGAACCAATAACAAAAAATGTTGAATTTAAAAAAAAACTGTTTGAAACACCAATCCCTAATTTTACCGAAGAAGGATTTACAGATCAAAGTTACATGGAATGTGAATTATTGAAAGAGGACGAATCTGGAGATGTTTATGAAGATGTTGCGGTTGTACCATTAAAGACAAATGCTTATGAAAGAGGTCTTATAACATTCAGTCATTTTTTGCATTTTTTCTTAGTTTTTGTTGTTGGAGGGATAGTGTTTCCGAATATATTAATTAGTTTAGCTGTTTTGAATAACAATTATATTGGAAGACCAGGATTTATAAAGTTTACAGGAATCTTTTCTTTTGTTGCGTTCTTTTTAGGTGGTCTTATTATTATGATTGTAGGTTTATCGAGTAAAAAAGTCCAAAAAAATAATGAATATATAGGAACTAAGAAAAAAGATCTTTCTGTAATGGCAGTGGTAGGTTTTTATTTTATGTTGCTGCATTTATCGTTTGCATATGGTATGTATTCGTTTAAAAAGTTTGATTATGGAAAGTTTCCAAAATTTTTTGATAAAGAAAATTTATCTTTTGTTTCGTTTTTTTATATTCTAGATGGGTATAAAGATACACCTCTAATGAAAAGTATTGTATCACAACTACAATCACAACCACAATGACAATATAACTAATGAAAAGTAGAAGGGTTTAATAATTATCAGTATGAATATAAAAATATTTATATATTCATATACAAATGCATTTTTACGCTGTAGCTCGAGGTAAAAATGTCGGTATATTTACAAATTGGAATGATTGTAGTGATTCTGTGAAGGGATTTAAAAATGCAAAATACAAAAAATTTTTAAATGAACAAGAAGCAAAATATTTTGTTCTTGAAAATAGTGTCATTCATTCCGACACAAAAGACACAGAAAATATAGATATGACTGTAGATTATTACGTATATACAGATGGGGCATGTTCAAATAATGGAAGATCAAATGCGTTAGCAGGTATAGGAATATATTTTGGTGAAAATGATGTTCGTAATATATCTAAAAAAATAGATGGTAAGCAAACAAACAATACAGCCGAATTGACTGCTATTATAGAAACCTATCATAAAATAAAATCAGACATTGATGCGGAAAAATGCATATGCATTGTTAGTGACTCGGAATATGCGATAAAATGTGTAACAACCTACGGAGAAAAATGCTTAAAAAAAAACTGGCAATTAGATATACCAAATAAAGAATTAGTAAAGACTGCATACGAATTATACAATGAAGAAAAAAAAATCAAATTTATGCACATAAAAGCACATACCAATAATGCAGACAACCACTCCATAGGTAATAAACACGCAGATAGATTAGCTAATTATGCAATCGGTCTTGAAGTTTGTCCTTATGCATCAGAATTATATTCTTCATAGCATTATTCACTAAAATACATTCATCTAATGAAAATTTATGAAACAACATAAGAAATATTTTGTTTCAAATTTGCAAATGTAAATCAACTCAATTAAACATAGAAGCCCCTTCTAGTTTGTTATTTACAGGTTTGTATGAGCTTCCAACAACCTTTTCACTTACGGTACTTTTTCCGACTGGTGCCATTTTGTTTATTACCTCTTCTTCTAAAGTGACTTCTACAGTTGGATTCATTTTTTTCATTTCCATGTCTTTTTTAGGCTGTGAAGGAGTATGACGGACTATAGGAACTTTTGCTCGAGATAGCCCATTAGAACTCCTTCTTAGTAACTCATATGCAACAAAAATGGTCAATACACCTAAAATAGGAGTCGTATAAAATAACATGTAAAGTGCAATTATTACGATTAATGCAATACTGATATTAGTATTGACGTATTTTATGAGAAATGCCGGTGTAGGTATTGGGAATAGTAAATACAATAAAAATACTACGAACAAGACAATTTCTAAAGGAGAAGCAGAATTCATGGATGGGAACTTCATGGGAACTATATAATGATAATCTATATTTTTATACAAGGATTGTCTAAAGTATTTAAAATATTTAGCACAAATATATATAGAAATGAGCCAACGATATTTTTATGATAAATTTGTTTGTGATTTAGATGATAATTTGGAAAATTCTTCGAACGAAGATATTGTTCTTAATTGTAAATATAGAGATGAACTACAGGATTTACACCAGCAAGAAGGAAATCACATAGATGCATACAATATGTATAAACGTACTTGGTTACAAACATGCAATCTTATCGTGGGATGTGTGGTTTTAGGCGTATTTATTTATCGACATAAATAATATAATAATAGTACATGACTTATAGATTAGGAGAATTCGGTAAAAAACTATTAGATATAGAAAACGAACATAACCGTTTGAAAATGACTATGAATTGCTACAATAATATTATTGATAATGAAGGGGTTGCTAATCTAAATGATACAAAAAAATGTTACTCTGTAAATGCAGACGGTAAAGTTTTAGATAATACAAATAGTAATAATTTGTATGAATATACAGACATAAATGATCCAGATAAAAACATAACAAATGAACAAGCTAAAACTATTTTAAATAAAATCAATGATGAATTTGGTGAAGCATCAAAGACAGAATATACCATTGGTGATATGATCAATTCTTTATACAGGGCAAATTATTATAGTGATACTGCAAAGTTTAGAACATTTATGAAAGACTTGAATGATTTCAAAGGGGCTCTTCATGATACACACGAATCAAGCAAACTTTATAGTAATATTCTTCCAGAGAAACACGAACACTTAAAAAAATTAAGAAATGAATTAGATAATAAAATGAGAGAAATTTACAACAATGAAAATCAAGACGATGAACTTCGTTTGAACCAAAGTATATATGTTACATTAACATGGACTGTTTTAGCGACAAGTGTATTATACTTCTTGTTTGTGAAATTATGATTTTTTGTTTGTGTATAATATAAGAAATAACATGTCTGTTCAAAAAGATTTTTTCGCAAATCCACTTTCAAATTATGAAGGTTTTCATGATGGAAGTACACAAACATATCAAAATTTCTACAAGCAAACCGATTACATTATTGATTTAAGTAATAATTACGGAGATATAGGTAACAAAGTGGTTGAGTACAAAGATATGCGTAACAAGATAAAAATGAAATCAGGATATGATGCGGATGGCAACCCAGAAGATTATATAGACTTTAGTGGGAATTGGTTGGACTACACTGACCGAAAAATGACATTAAAAGATGCAACTAAAGAAGATATTCATATGATGATAATACAGCAAAACAACGCATATATAATAGGAATGATAACTATTACAACTGTTTTGGTAACAACGTATTTGGTAATAAAAAAATAAAATGATATCATATAATTACATGGCTACTATAGAAATAATAAGTAATGAAGATTATGACTTTATGAAAGGGAAACAAGACAATACAAAAGAAATACTTGATGATGAAATTTCTCGTTTGAAAGGAAAAAAAGATAATATGGATACGGAAAAGTTTAATTCAGAACGTATGTTATTGATTAATCAAAGTTTTAGAGATAAGCAAAGAAAATATATCATTTTATTGACTTTATTCCTTTTAATTTTTGGTATAACTTTAGCAATAGTATTTTTGCAAAATAAAATGGGTATGACGTCGTTTATAATGGATCTATTAATTGTATTTGTAATTGGGATTGGGTTTATTTCCGCTTATTACTTGTATAAAGATATTATCATTCGTGATAAAATAGATTTTAGCAAACACGGTGAAAATTCTTTACTATCCGTGAACGACATAAAAAATAAAAATAATAAAGATGATGAAAAAGACAATATAACAAATATTACTACAGAATTGTGCAAAGGTAATTCGTGTTGTGGTCCAGGTTTTGAATATAGTGAGGTGAATAATAGATGTGAATCAACTGTTAGTTAATTTAGTAATACCATAGAATAATAAAGCTATGTTATTATATACTCATGTCTGAAGGTATATTTCCTGATTTCAGTGGTGCCTACCCATACAGTACTTATAATTTATATAATGAAACGGTTGATATCAATGGGGTTGATGTATCCGGTATCTTACAAGAAGAAAACAACCGATTGTTGTTAAAAAAGAGTAAAATCGATCCATTGTATAGATCTAAACAACGTGAGAACTCTTTCAAGAAAAGTGAATCATTAAAGAAAAACGCCTACACTTATTTGTTTTTGATTTTTGCTTTAACAATAGGTATTATTATCGTAATAATTATTGTGAGAAAATTTGTACCTATAATACCTGATTTAATTGTTGATTTGTTAATAATAGCGGTTGGTGCATCTGGTTTTATTTATATATTATTACTTTACATTGACATAATAAAACGCGACTCAATGGATTATGAGAAATTAGACTTTGGTGAGCTTTTGGACGTAAAGTCAATAAAGTCAAAGGATGAAGGTATAGACATTATTACAGAAACAGATATATCTATGTGTGAAGGAGAGGCATGCTGTTATGATGGTTCATGGAATGGTGTGCAATGTGTAGAAAATTTTACGTCTTTCTATGGAAAAACGAATGAAAATCCAGTATATTTCTACAAGGCACCATCTTTTACACTTCTATAATAATATCTTTAAATACTATAAATACAAATGGCTACTGCAGAACAAATTTCAATGGCAAAGCACCAAAATAAAGCAATTGAGAGAAGATTTTCAACACAAAACAGTAAATACACTTATAAAATAGATCAAATACGTAGTCTTAATAATTTTGTTTATTTTCTGATATGGTTATATTTTATTTTGGTAACAATATATTTAGCTATTATTTTCGTAGGTAGTAAATCTAGTAAATTTTCATTTTTTTATAAGGTAACTGTATTAATTGTATTGGTTTTATTTCCATATATAATTTCCCCAATTGAAATGTTTATTGTCAAAATGCTCACATTTATTGTAGAAACAGTTGTTGGTGACGTATTTAAACGACCTGATTACGAATACATTATAGATTATAGTTACATACCAGAAGTTTTTTCATATTAATTTTGTTTTTTACGAATAAAAAATACAAAATACAAATTTGTAATTATGACTCTGCTACTGTTGATGCGTCTGTTATATCAGAATCAGTATCACCCTCCTTTTTGTTGTTGTTATGATTTATTTCCATTGTATCTTCTATTTGTCTTTCAATGCGAATATCAGTCCATCTATTATTTTTCATTTTTCCAAATGCTTTTTCTACAGCAGTATATAATTCTTGGTTTTTACCGAGTACTTTTGATTGATAAGTTTCGTAGTACCATTGATTGAAACTACTTGTCAATTGAGTCTTTCTTAATATCTGACCAGGTGCGCTTACTAATTTCTGTTTAATAAATTCCATAATGAAATCTTGTTCTCTTCTGTATTCATTACTGTAATCTTCGACTATTTTACATATTGGCAATGATCCTTGCATTTCGTATGCTTTTTCAACTAGCATTGCCATAAGAATTGGTGCCCATTCCTTGAATTTTTCGTCAAAAGACTCTTCTTTCTTGAATTGAAAAGGTTTATTTGGATCATCTGCTACAGGATTATCTGTAAATAGTGATAAGAATTTAACAGATCGTATTCGTCTCCATGTTCCATGATCTCTTGCTTTTACTGGTAAATAATGATTTGCCATAATAACGCAATGGGTTTGTGGAACAAATGATTGTTGCTCTTTGAATAATCCTCTGCATGTAAGTTTATCTGTACCACTTGTAAGTAGTTTCATTGGACCTTCGTTCAACTTTTCCCCTTCAGATGGTTCAGAAGTAATCGCTAATCTACAACCCATTAATGCCATTAGCTCAGGTGTTGCTTTTCCAATTCCTTGTCTTTCTTGAACGTAGAATGAAACTGGTAGCTGTGTTGCGTACTCTCCGAGGATCATCTCTAGTAACGTAATTAACATGGATTTTCCGTTTTGACCTATACCTGTATAGTAATGAAGACATTGAGTTTTTGCGGTATCTCCAATAAGTATTGAAGCCATGTGTTTCCACATGTATTCACAGAGTTCTTCTATTGGAAACAATTTGTTCATGTAATCATGAATTTCGTCAATATGTTTTTTATTTTTTACAGAATCCAAAGGTGTATAATCCATTTTAGTTGATTTTGTAATGTAATCCTCAGGATAACCTTTTCTGAAGCGTCTCTCCTTGAAATCAATTACACCGTTTTCAAAACATAAAAGATATCTATTTTGGTCAATATTCTTTTTGAAATCTCTATCGTAAAAATGTTCCTGACATTCTGTTATAATGTTTCTTTTATCTGGTGTATTTGCGCATCTTGTTGCGATTGATTGAAGAATACTAACTCTTGTTTTTAGCATTACATGCTCTTCGTTTTCAACGTCAATATCTCCTTCAGGTGTTCTTATTTGATTCGCTCTCGTTAAAAGTGCTTTCGACTTTTTGAGGTACAATATACGCAGTTCAGTAGAAAGCAAGTTTCGCAGTCTTATACCTTCTTCGTCTGTCACCCAGTATGTTCCATTAAATGCGAACCATTCCTTACCACATGCTTTAAAGTACCCTTTCTTTAAGTGATAAACAACTCGCGCAATGTCCCAATCTGTTCCACGACCTTTCATTTTTCCGCCTTGTGTTGCTTGTTCCAAGCAAATGTTGTCTAAACACATTTCCAAGTAGAAATCAATACTATTTTCATGAACCTTTTGATATCCTTCTGGTGCATCTGTTTTTGACCAATACATAAGAGATAATTTAGTAACTCCTCCTTCTAGCTCGTAGTTCCATCGCATCCAATGGTCACAAATTATATCTATATCTCTTCCATAATCAAATGATGAAGACTGAGCGCTGAATACTGCCCAGGCAATGAGTAAATATATACTAGTGTTTCGCAATGCGAATCCCACTTTAATCCACTGATTATATGATCCTGCACCGTAATAACATTCAGGTAATGTCATTGCATATTCATATGCTTCTTTCATGTCATATTTTTCAGTTGGTACGTGATCTAAAAATAGATTTTTCAAAAGATCTAGGTCATCTTTAGATCTTATTTGTCTTATTGTGTTTATTGAAATTTGGTAAATATCATCTCCATCCATACTTGACGGAGGTTGAATGAGTTTTTGTGAAGATCCGCTTCGATTTTTATTTAGAAAGTTATCTCGAAATTTTTCATACTCTTCGACTGCACTTTCTTTTTGAAGTGATAGAGTTGGCAAAGCAGTGTTTCGAATGAAAAGGTTTTTGGAGTACTGAGCATAAAATGAATTTACTTGCGTGGCATTGTTAATTAATGATGTTTTATTCCATTCATCTCGATCTATATCAAAATTTACATTATATGCATAAGTTACATTATATGCGTACTGATCGTCTGGCTTCATAGAAAATGGAGCTAGCCAACCATTAGATCCATTAGATATAGCGGAATCAAACACATTTTCCCATCCTTTATCATTTATAATTTGCATACTACTCCAGTTTTCATTTTCTTTTATTTTTTCAATAATTTTTGATCTAAAATACTGATGGTAAAAACTGTCAATAGATACACTGAAAATTAAATGAATTCCATCTTTCATATAATTACTTGAATTCGGTTTTGTGATTAATCTTGGTGATGGTTTTTCATGCACTGATACTATAAAGTTGTTATCTTCATCTATTTCAAAGTTATCGGAAAATAGCTTTAGCACAATATCAACAATATCATTTATATGATTAACGTTATACTGTCTTTCTGTATGTGTTGCTAAAAATTGTAAATCAATATCTAGCAAGAATATTCCGCTGTTTTGATTTTTGTGAATACGTTGTCTTTCAACAATGTTGTGTTTTCGGTTTGGTTTAATAACGTCTTTATAATATAAACGCATGAAAAGATCATATTCTTCATTCGGAATCGATATCCTCCGTTTTACTATTTTCCCAAGTTCTGTATGAGTAAGCTCTAAGTTACTGTCTTTGGGTATAACATGTGCTGAAATAAATTTCTCAAGTGAAGTTTCTTCTACCTGATTCGTATTCATTGTTTCTTCTATAGTATTTATGATATATATTTTTATATCGGTTACTTCAATTTTGTATGGTAATTACATTTTTTGGTTTTAAAATATTTATTTGTTCAACGTATTTAGGGTTTATCTTAAAATTGAAAAATGTTATAAAGATATTATAAACATATTATATAGTATTACAATTAGAATGTCTTCTGTACAAACTATACGTTTCTGCAAAATCTGCGATAACAAATTGTATCATCAAGTAACAGATGATAACTTATTGTACTATTGTAGAATTTGCGGTGAAACTGATTCTGAAGTCACTGGTACAAACGTATGTGTATTGAATATACAGTACAATAATACTGATGTTACTGGATCATTTGAAACTTTAATTAATAGATATACAAAATATGACCCAACATTACCTCATCTATCATTACCTTGTCCCAATGAAAAATGTAAAATAAATCAAGGTGAGAAAAAAGATAAAGAACAAAAGGAAGCTGATGTAATATACATTCGCTATGACAATGCGAATATGAGTCATCTTTACATGTGTACAGAGTGCGATTATTTATGGAAATCTAACAAGTGAATATAAATAAATAAAATTGAATAATATAATATATATTTTTTATATTATAATAATACAACAACATGTCAAAATATCCTGAGCAAAACAACATTTTAGAAGAAGAAGAAAATAACAATGATGAATACAATAGTGATTCTGATGTAAGCGAGAATAGTGAATCAAATATTGATGAAAAAAAGTATAAACCTGATAATATGGGGAGCGATGATGACGACGATGATGATGATGATGATGATGACGATGATAGAAATAGTAATCCAGATTTAGGTGAAAATGTGAATAACTCTAGAAATAATGACATTGACGTGATAAGAAGAGCTCTTGAAGACAATGACGATATGAATGAAATAAACAATGTGATAGATAATGATGAAAATGCAGATATTGAAAATGAGATAGATGAAGATTCTTATGAAAAGTTGGAAGATTATATGGTTATTTCTGATTTGGAGAAGTTACACCCAGAAATAAATTGTGCAAATTACGAAGAAATTATTTCTCTAGCAAGAGTAGTTCGAAATAAAAACGGAAAGATTATAGACGAGTTACATAAGACACCACCCTTTATTACAAAATATGAAAAAGCTCGAGTGATCGGTGCTAGAGCCGAACAAATAGATAGAGGTGCATTACCTAATTATCAAATTTCTCCTTCTATCATAAGTGGGAAAACAATTGCAACATTGGAATTTGAAAAAAAACGCATACCGTTTATTATAGCTCGGCCTCTACCAAATAAAGCGATTGAATATTGGCGTATTGAAGATTTAGAAATAATCTAAAATAAGTTGTTTAACACCTTTACTAGTATAAATGCATAATTACTGAAAGACATAAATTATGCTTTTCATAAGTCCTCCTTTTGGAAATTATTTATCTTTAGATAAAACAACATCAATAAAAGGAAGCTTTACTTTACTTCCAAGACAAGGTTTAGTACTACAAATTTTGAAAACGTTAAGATATTCTTTTTTTTATAGTGGATGGGTAAATAAAATTGGATTGCGGAATAAAGGGATAGACTGGGCAGTAAAAAATCATAATGTCCAAGATATTTGTAGTATAGCTATATGCAAAGAAGATGAAATTGATTGTATTAAAAGTAAGATACCTACAAATTTAAATATTGAGATAAACATTAGTTGTCCAAATGTAGAAAAAGAAACAATAAACAAAGGGTTACAAAATTTTTTAAATGATAAAAGAAAATGGTGTATATTGAAATTATCTCCAATAACTAAATTTAGTGACATTGACAATTACTACAAAATGGGATTCAGACAATTTCACTGTTGCAACACAATACCAATCGAGGAAGGAGGACTAAGTGGTAAAAACATCAAACCAATATCTATAAAAATGATATCTTACATAAAAAATAAATACAATGACTCTGAAATAATTGCTGGTGGAGGAATACAAAATATAGAAGATATTGAAGACTATAAAAAAGCTGGTGCTGATCATTTTTCGGTTTCATCTTTGTGTTTTAATCCTTTTTTATTTATGAAACTGTATTATAATTATAAAGATTAGCTAATTTTTCCAGTTTTTACCACAGTCTAAACATGTAATAAAAATAGTGGCTGGTTCATCTGCGCTTCTTGTTTGTAATTCGTAGTAGGTACATTTTTTTGATTTGCATTTTTTACACACAAATAGATCAGTAGATGCTTCTATATTTGTACTCAATCTAGATTTGTCACGTTGTATTTTTCTTTCAATACGTGATTTCCATTGTAATGGTAATAGTTCTTGATGTGTCATTGATGATAATGAATGTGGTGTTATTTGATTTGTTTTTAACTGATTAACGAAACTTTCTTTTTTCAAATGGAAAAGAATTGTTTTCAAACGACCACTATATATTGCACAAAATAAGGGATTTTTCCACTTTTTTATTGTTTGTGTAATTTTTGCTTCACGTATTGTGTAATTATAAATACTTAATTCAATGTTTTTTCCTAATACTTCATCTAATAAAACGTTTCCAAAATATTTTCCTATTTTGTGGCGAAATAGTTCTGGTGATGACTCGGCAAATAAGGTTTGCATGATCGCTTTATATATATATAATATTTACGTATATGTATATTCAATTTTAATTAAAATACTCTTCTTCTGATAATTCTGATTCAAAATCAATGTCTTCTTCTTCATCATCTTCTGCAATAAAACCATCTTTTAGATATCCGTTTTTATCTAATAACGATGGGTCGATTTCCTCTTCCTCTTCCTCTTCCTCTTCCTCTTCATCGTCAATGTCACTATTTTCAAGTGATTCAAAACCACCCATTAAATTCTCGTATATTCGTTCCCATTGATCTTTACGTAGATCACAAGGAATACCATTGCGATAACCCATTATCATTATTTTTCCGAAAAATAAAGCTTTATCTATTGGAGGGGGTAATTCATATTGATTCTCTTTTCCAGTTGAACTTTCTGTCTTACCGTAAATAACAATATCGCTATATGAATCTCCGTTATTTTCGATTTCTTTCCATCTATGATGTTCTTTGAATGATTTAGAAGTTTTAAATCCACATTTTTTGTATAATTCATTTGTTTCCACATTTTTAATATTTTGTTCTTTTATGGAGCATTTTGTATCAATAATGAGAACATATGGCATTTCTTATTGAAATAATAACGAATGCGTTTAAGTTTGTTTAAAAAATATTTATTCATCATATATATGGTTTCAATTTTAAATATCATCATGTATGTCGTATTTATGATTTTTTTCGTTTATGCCTTTCATCAAAGTTTTATTTACATTAGAGACACACATACAAATAAAATAACAAAAAACATATATTACAATCAAGTGGATAAGTACAATAATTTAGCTGACGAAATTAAAAACGATTATATTAAAAAAAACAACGATAAAATTGATATGCTTAATGAACTAGATAAATATGTAGAACAATTTACAAAATAGCATAAACGTATTTTTACTTGCTTCAGTACAAATGTCACAAATACCCTTTCACAAATTAATAAAACTATTCCCTAGCTATATCAAACCTTCTTATGAATGCATGGTACATAAAAAGGTTTCTGAAGAATACGATTTAGCAATTGCTATACCATATGGAAAAAGAGCTTTTATGTGGTTCACTATTTTTGATAATAAATCAATATGTTGTATTATTGAACTAAATAGAAATTCTCAATTACAAGACAATGTTCATATTATACCATTTGAGTTTCATCGAACCTATTATTTAGGTACAATTTTATCTGGATTTTTAGTGGAATATGATGAGGAAGTTTCTGATAAAAAGATATTTTTAGCAGATGATATTTATAGCTACAAGGGATTAAATTATTGTAATCCGTTTCCTGTTGCAATAGGAACTAAGATGAGTATGTTCTCTCAATTCTTTAAAGATTTGTCAATCTATGATTACGGAAATTACAGTATTCATACTGTAGTTATGTGGTATAATTCGTGTGATGCTGAATTGATTTCCGAAAAATGGATCCATAGAATAGGTTATCCTATAAAAACCGTCCAATATAGATGTAGTACAAAGGTACTTCCGTTTTTAAACAGTAATAATGCAAAAAATAATTGGACAATAAGTCAAACAAGAATGAATGATGATGTGGATGAAAAATTAATAAAAAATTCCTTAGTGTGGAGTAACACCACTATACAGATACCATCGTGGAGTTTTAATTTCAATAATTTCAATTATAAGAAGAAACAGCTCTTTTGGATACAAGCAGATGTTATGTTTGACGTATATTATATTTACGCAAAAAACAATGTTTTATTGGATAATGTTTTGATTCCAGATATGAAAACTAGCTTTATGATGAATAAAGTTTTTCGTAAAATCCCTGAGAATGATTGTCTAGATAAAATAGAAGAAAGTGACGACGAAGAAGACTTTGAAGAAATCTCGCCATATAAATATTTGAAAACGTCAAATAAAAAATGTAATTATGCTTTATTTGAATGCATTTTTAGTAGAAAATTCAAAAAATGGATACCATTAGAAGAAAAACAAATTCATTTAGGAAAATTCGTTCGATTAATAGATGATTTTATTTACACACAACAAGAACATAAAAACATCAATAAAAACGTTTATAATAACAGCGTTTATAATAACAGCAAAAACAGGGATTATAAAAATAAATATAGAAAGCATAATTATGAATCGCGTAATAAAAGTAAATGAGAAATGCTTTTTAATCTCAATGTAGAATATAAATGATAGATACTGAAATTAATGGAACTAGCGGAACTACAAATATGTTTCATAGTGGTGGTAAAAAAAGAAGAACAGTAAAAAGAAAACTTAAAAAGAGTAAATCTAAAGTGAATTTGAAAAAAACGAAGGCTAAAGGAAAAAAGACGAAAAGTAAAGGCAAGAAAAAGTGCAAAGGTATTTTTTGTTTCTTTTAGGAACTATCTCTTCTACATTCTAGTAAAATTTTAAACGCGGAATATGATAGGTAACAAAGCCAAAATACAATAAAAATTATAAAAATATATGCAATTAATTCCATTTATTGAATAACTATAAACAATATTTATATTATGTATTGTTTATAAACGTCTAAATACATTCACAAAGATTAATTTATTATAAATCTAAATCGCAAATTTTCTTTTTTTCGTTTTTTTGTTTAGTATTTCGGTCATAAACAGTTGTCCATGTGCTGATCGTCTGCATATCTGTATAATCTTGTGAGTTTATTGTTTTGATTGTATATCCACATTTTTTGTAAAATGGGCGTCGTTTTTTCCATTGATTTTGAAAAACATCATGACTGTCCACTATATCAACAATTATCTTTCCATCTCCTTTTGTTCTTAAAATTCTTCCAACACTTTGAACAATGTCTGTTTTTGGAGAAACCATCACCAGTGTATTTAAAGTTTTAATATCTAGTGCTTCAGCTGCCATTGCATAAGTTGCTAATACAATTTGTTTCGTTTCGCTTTCTTGTAATCGTTCTTGCTTCATTCCACCTACGTATTGCCCACATGTGGCAAAATCTTTGCTTGTGATTTCTTTTTCTAGGTAATCTAAAAGATCGCGTTTATGAGATAATACCATAATTTGTTTTTCACTGTCTTCTAAAATTAAGTCAAAAAGTATTTTTATGATGAATTGTTTTCTAGGAAGAAAATCGCTTATTTTGTTTATCATTGTGCTATATTTGATGTTGCCACGAAAATCATATTCCTCGTCTTTATACTCTTCATGACTATGATCAAAATGAATACTTCTAACTTGAACCCCATCTGTATCTTCTCGTTCTTCACTATATATTTTTGGTCCGATGAACATGTAGAGTAATTCTGTGAGACCATCCTTTCTTTCCACAGTAGCAGAAATACCCAACATAAAAGGGGTAACCACTTTCAAAAGAGTCTTTGAAAATTCTTCCGAACCTACACGATGAACTTCGTCTAAAATTGTCAACCCAAATGATGCAAAAGTATTTACTGGATAATCTTTATCGTACATGGTTTGAATCATACCTATAACGAGATCTTTGTTCTCAATATCAAACGTTTTACCCTGTATTTTACCTACACGTGCTGAAGGAAGAAAGTCTCTAATTCTATCTATCCATTGGTTCATTAAAAACTCCTTATGGACTAAAATTAATGTTTTCTTTTTCAAGCGACTACAAATATTTAGAGCCATTATAGTTTTCCCTCTACCACAAGGAACTTCTAATATAGCTCCTCCACCAAAAACACCATCGCTTTTATTTTTATTCACATAATTCAAATAAATTGATACAATATCTTTTTGATAATCTCTTAGAGATTGAGAGAATTCTACTGAAATATCATCTCCTTCCTTTATATCCGATATTAGTGGATCTCCATAGCGTTTAGATCCAAAGAAACGAGGTATATACATTTTTTTTTCATTTTCTCTGTATGCAATAACTGGTTTCGAAGCTTTTACATTTGCTGCTTTCACCATATGACTTTCTTTTGGAGTAATAGAGAGATCGTTTTTTAGTGTTTGTAATTCATCTTTTGATAATGTTGATTTGTTAATTATGTATCCTTTTGAGTTAATTCTATTGCTCATGATGTTCAGTTGTATTTTAATGTATATATTGATAATGAAACAAAGGTAATACGTTTAAATCAATTTTATGATTATAGTCCAAAATAAAAAACATTTGTTTGTACTTTACATATACATATTATACACATTATACACATAATCTATAGTAAGGTGTTTCCATACAAGTTGGACTATTGCGTAGAAACTTGCATATTTGTCCTGGTCTTAAACATATTGCTAATGCTTGAGGATCAAAACGAGAAATCTCTGGAAGTTGTTTTACATCACTTATTGTAAATTTTATTTTCAACTCTTCAATCTCTGTATCACTTAATATCGATACACTTGGCACTAAATGATGTTCAAGTATATTGAATTGTAGTCTCTTAATATTATGAACCACTACGAAATATTTTGATTGTGAGTAAATAGAATTCAAATAATTAACAATAGAATCGTTTGGTTCTCCTTCATAAATAATACATAAACAATCATCCGTTGTCAAGGTATCACTAAGAACAAATAGATCTTCTATTATATTAGATACGTTTGCTGAATTTAATGTTCCATTTAAAAAGTAATTGATATAAGTTTTTCTAGTTTTAATTGGGGCTCCTTCTTCATTTGGGTTTTTTTTAAATGATAAAAGCATGTCTAATTGACTATTTGATATCATTGCATCAATCTCATTGACTCCAAATCCGCTATAGTCGCTTATATCGTAATCATGAACAGATTCTAATATATTAAGAATCGTATTACGAGACTTGTACACTTGAAGTATTTGATTTCTTGAAGACATGTTAAATATAATATAAAAAATGCATATATTATATTT